TTTATTTGATAATGATAAAGACATGGCTCTTAATTTAGGTTTCACAGGATTCCGTAGAGGTTATGATTTCTACAAGTCTGACTGGAAATACTTAAACGATCCTACTATGAGAGGTGGTCTTAATGCAGGTAAAGTCAATGGACTTTTAGTTCCAGCTGGTTCTACAACTGTATATGATCAAGTCTTAGGTAAGAACGCTAAGAGACCATTCTTACATGTTCGTTACAGAGCTTCAGAAACTGAAGACAGACGTTACAAGTCTTGGATTACTGGTTCTGCTGGTGGTGCAAGAACAAGTGACTTAGATGCAATGGAAGTGAACTTCTTGAGTGAGAGAGCTGTATGTACTTTAGGTGCAAACAACTTCTTCTTATTCCAAGATGCATAGTAAATAGTAGTAATATTTACCCTCGTTATAATGACGAGGGTAATTATTTTTTATAAATCAAATTAAATTATATTATAATGGCAACAAAAAAAGTAGAGTACAAAGCAAAATCCTATCGCTTAAAAGGAGGTCAATCCCCTTTATCATACATGTTATCATCTCGACATTCATCGAGATCACCTTTATTACATTTTAACGAAGAAACAGGAGTTAATGAACCATTACGCTATGCGCGTAATCAAAAGTCACCTTTTGAAAATGAACAAGATGGTAATGCTATATTAGAGCCAATTGTTTTTGAAGATGGTATGTTAACTGTTAGTAAAGAAAATCAAGTATTACAAAAATTTTTAAGTTTACATCCAAGTAACGGATTTGTATTTGAGGAAATAAACAAAGAACGTGATGCTGCGGCTGAATTAGAACAAGTTGAATTTGAGTTAGAGGCTCAAATAGAAGCTAAAAAAATCACTAAAGACACTTCTAAATTAACACAAATATGTAGAGTGTTAATGGGTAATGCTGTAGAAAACATGACAACAGCGGAGTTAAAAAGAGATATATTAGTTTATGCTAAAAACAATCCAGAAGATTTCTTAGACACTCTTAATGATCCAATGTTAGAGCTTATGGATGATGTGTATCAGTTTTTTAACTTATCACTTTTATCTGCAAGAAACAATGGAAAAGATGTTTATTACAATCTTCCAAATAACAAAAAGAAAATGCTTACTATTCCTTTTGGAGAAGACCCTAATTTTATAGTTGCTTCATTTATGAAAAGCGATGATGGTTTAGAAGTTTATAAACTTCTTAAGAATAAAATAAAGTAAAACTAATAACTAACTGGAAAATTAGCTACCTTAAAAGGGTGGCTTTTTTTTTGTTATCTTTGTACTTTATTAACCCATTAAAACCTTTTTATAAAATGGCAAAATTTCTTAAAATCACAAATGCTCCTATTACTGGTCAATTGATTAGTCTTGACGGAGTTAAAGCAGTTGCTACGGCAACAGCTGAAGCAGTAACAGTTACAATTGACTATGTTGATGGAACTACTACAACAGTTACAACAGCGGCTCAAGCGTATCATGATGTGTACACTTCTATATTAGATAATATGGAAGTAGCATTAGCTACATCTTGGCAGAATCCTTATTTTGAAGTAAGTCTTCCAAAAGCTGTAACAAGTATTGTTAATGCATAACAGCATTAATTAAACAATTAAAGAGAGGTTCTAAAAAAAATAGGGCCTCTTTTTTTTTGCTATCTTTGTAAAAAGAATTAATTATGCCAATAAACGAAGTACGAAATACGGTATTAGCAATAGCGAACAAAAACAACTACGGATATATTTCACCACAAGACTTTAATCTTTATTGTGCGCAAGCTCAAATGGATATGTTTGAGGATTATTTTTACCAGTACAATACTCAGTTACTTAAAGAAAACCAAAGAGCATCTGGTACAGGATATGCTGATATTACAAAAGGATTAATAGAGGTTATTGATAGTTTTTCAGCAACCCAAACTTTAATATCTCCTGGTATAAATTTATTTAACTTACCTTCTAATTATTATTTAATTAATAAAATTAATTATTACCCTACGGTAAGTACATCAGGAACAATAACAGCAGCAGGTGCGTTAACTTTAACAGACGCTACAGCTACTTTTACAAGTACGGTGACGGCAGGTCAACTTGTTTCATCTACGTCAACTACAAGCACTACAGCGGGCCAGACAGCTTATGTTGTTAGTGTTGATAGCAATACTCAATTAACTTTGTCTCAAAGTATATTTGGAACTGCACAAACAATTGGAAATAGTTACACAATTGTAGCTAACACTGGTATTGTAGAAGTGGAGAGAGTCAATCAAGATAAAATATTTTATTTAAATTCTTCACCTCTTACATCTCCGTCCGCAGGATATCCTGCATACGTTTTAGGTGGTGCTACTACTACAGAATCAGGAAACACAATAAGTGTTTATCCAACTACATTAACAACACCAGGAACAATAATGTCTCAGTATGTTAGGTATCCTAATCCACCAAACTGGACTTATGCTACTTTATTAGCTGGAGAGCCTTTATTTGATCCTACGGCTGATGACTACCAAGACTTTGAATTACCATTATCTGATGAGCCTACTTTGATAGCAAAAATATGTCAGTATGTAGGTATTGAAATAAGAGAGGCTGATGTTTATAATTTTGGTACTCAAGAGTTACAACAAGAACAACAAACACAAGGATAGATGGCATATATAAACGACTACGCATATTACGCAAATTCAGGAACAGCGCCAACGAACGCTAATTGGGGTTCGTATCAGTATGTTTCATTGGCAGATATAGTTAACAATTTTATGTTAATGTATCAAGGAAACCACGAATTGATAAACAACATTGAAAGATATCAAATATTATTTCACGCAAAGAGAGGCGTTCAGGAATTAAACTATGATGCAATGAAGGAAATAAAAATTCTTCAATTAGACATCACTCAACAATTACGATTTGTATTGCCTCAAGATTATGTAAATTGGGTTAGAATTTCTCAATTTAGAAATGGAGGTTTACATCCTTTATCTGAAAATATTCAAACAAATTGGTCTTCTGCTTATTTGCAAGACAATAGTTCTAATATTTTATTTGATCAAAACGGAAATGTTTTAAGACCACAAGATTCAGAAGTAGATTTAGCAAGAATTTTACGAGGTAATAAAAGTATATATTTAAATCAAAGTAGTGCATATAACGGATCTGAAGGATATTGCTGTGATGGTAATTGGTATTTTGATTATGCTATAGGCGCACGATTTGGTTTAAATACTGAAACTGCAAACTCAAATCCTACGTTTACTATAGATAAACAATCTGGTGTAATTAATTTTAGTAACATATCAGGTGCTGCCTCTATTGTTTTAGAGTATGTGTCAGACGGTATGAAAAACGGTGTTGACACTGAAGTGCAAGTAAATAAATTATTTGAAGAATATATTTATGCTTATATTAAATATTCTATTTTAAATGGTAGATTAGGTGTGCAAGAGTATGTTGTAAATAGAGCAAGAAAAGATAAATCTTCTCTACTACGAAATGCAAAAATAAGACTAAGTAATATACATCCTGGAAGACTTCTAATGAATTTAAGAGGCCAGAATAAAATTATAAAATAATATGCCAATAGTTACAACAAATTTTATTGCAGGTAGAATGAATAAATCTGTGGATGAAAGACTTCTTCCTCCAGGTGAATATGTTGATGCAATGAATGTACGTTTAGGTTCTACAGAAGCTACTGAAATAGGAGCTGTAGAGAACTCAAAAGGAAATGAGCAGCTAACTACTATTCAATACAACGGAGTGGCTTTAAGCACTGCTGCTGTGTGTATAGGGGCGTATGAAGATGGCGTTAGAGAAACTATTTACTGGTTTATTCATGACGGTTCAAATACTGAAGCTCCTGATGGAGTTGTTGATTTAGTGGTGTCATATAACACTACTAATCAAATAGTTAATTATCATGTAATTACAGTTGGAATTTTAAATTTTGACCCTTTATTTTTAATAACAGGAATTGATTTAATTGAAGATTTATTATTTTGGACAGATGACAAAAACCCTCCGCGAACATTAAATATAAACAGAAATTACCCAGAACCAATTGCAAATGTAGATCAAATTATAGAAGAAGATATATCTGTAGTGGTAAAGCCACCTGGTTTTGAAAACATTGTAGGTGCAAATATTCCTTTACCAGCGCCAACATTAAATTTTTTAAATATTGCAGGTAATCAAAACTATATAGAAAATAGATTTTTATGTTTTGCATATAGATATAGGTATGAAGATGGGCAGTATAGCGCAACATCTTTGTTTACCAATCCAGGTTTTGTTCCTCGTCCATTTCAATTTAGTACAAAAAACTATTGTAATGACGGAATGTTAAATCTTTACAATGGTATTGAAGTTAAATTTTCTACTGGTAGTTCAAGAGTAAAAGAAGTTGATTTATTATTTAAAGACACTAATTCAAATACATTAAATGTAATTGAAAGATTTAAAAAAGAAGATTTTGGTTGGGCTAATAATACAAGTAAATCTTACACTTTTACTAACAATAAAATATACACTGTATTAGGTAATGATGAATTACTTAGACAGTTTGATAATGTACCACGATTAGCAAAAGCTCAAACAATACAAGGTAATCGCTTAATGTATGGTAACTACGTAGATGGTTATAATATTTCAAGACCAGATGCAAATGGAAACACAATTGCTGTAGACTATAACACAAGTTTAATTAATACTCTTTTAGGGTTTTCTGAATTACCATTAGGTCTTTTAAATAGTGGATTAACATACACTTTAGATCCAAATCCTGGACAAAGTGAAGTTATTGATAATTCAAAAGTTACTCTTAATTTTTCTGCAATTGCTGACAAATTAAAAGCTAATTCTTTAATAGGGCTTACATTTAATTTTGACAGTGATAAAAGAGTTTTTTTCCCAACAGGAACTACTGCTGCTACTGCAAATATTGATTTTAAAAATCAATCTTTTAGTCTTTCTATAAATATAACATTAGATCAAGACTATTCAAGTCCTTATGATTTTTTTAATAGCCCTTTGTTTGCAGAACGTATTGGGACTATTCTTGGCACTAATTTTCAACCTATTGCTACAGCAGATCAAGGAAACTCATTAACAGATTTTTTTAATAATGAACTTTCTTCTCCAGCCATAGGAACGTATCCTTTTGTTAAATCTAACAGTAGTATTTCAGATGCGTCAATACAACAAGGATTTAATATTTCAAACTTTTCTCCAGGATCAAACACATGTGATATTCAAACTATTGCAATGGCATTTCTGAGTACTGATACATCAGATCCTGCTAATCCTATAACTACTAAATTATATGAATATTTTAGATTTATATCTGTAGAGTCTGCTTTTACAACAGACTTAGATACAGGAAGTTTACATAGTGATCGTGACTATGAAACAGGTATTGTATACAGTGACGAGTACGGAAGGTCTTCTACTGTTTTGGTTTCTGAATATAATACTGTTTATGTAGAACCTGGTAACAGTGTTACTTCAAATAGCATACAAGTTGCGGTATCGTCCAGAGCGCCATATTGGGCTGAACGATATAAATTTGTAGTCAAACCAAGTAAAGCAGGTTATGAAACTATTTTTTGTAATTTTTATTATATTAGACCAAGTGATAATATGGTTTTCTTTAGGCTTGAAGGAGATAACGCAAATAAAGTTCAAAAAGGACAAACTCTTGCGGTAAAAGCAGATGTAAGCGGACCATTATCAAGAGTTGAAACATGTGAAATTTTAGAAATAAGTGCAGAGCCAACCAATTTTTTAGATGATGATAATGAATTTGGCGATGGGTCTTTTCAATTAAAAGGTTTATACATGCAAATCAAAAATCAAAATTTTGATATTGTTATACCAGATGATTCTCTTATAGAATTTGGAAATGTAAAAAGAAAATCTTCTGGTAGAGGAAGTGCCAGTTGTAATATTCAACGAAAACTTGCATATAAATGTTTTACAACAGATAATGTTACTAATGTAACCACAAATTATACTGTGCCAGGTGGTACTGTTATAAGAATAAAAGTAAGAATGTTTCGTAATGACACTTTTAATGGAAATGAATGTGAAGAAAGACTGTGGGAGTGGGAACAAGAATATATAGCAAGTAAAGATTACTCTGACATGAGAAGATGGTGGATTGGAGATAATATAAACCCAGATCTTGCACAGCCAGGAAATGTTGTTATAGGTGATGTAGAAACTGCGGCATTATATGATAGCACTTTAGTAGCTCCAAACGGTTCAACTGGTCCATATATAGCTGCTGGTATGAGCTGTACTCGTGACGCAGTAACTTTTCAGTGGTTACAAGATGCTGGTGTAACAGTAAATGATCCTTTATATTTAGGGGTATCTTCTGGAGTTCCAGGTTGTAATAGAGTAATAAACCCTGATAGAACATCTGACTTAGATGTTGAATTAATAGTTTTTAGAGCAAATACTTTAGTGGTATTTGAAACAGAACCAAATGATGCTAATGCAGAATTGTATTACGATGCGTCTCAATCTTTTCCTGTATCGCAGCCAGATGGTTTTCATATGTCTGGTGTTAATAGTGATTTAGGAGATCAAAACCAAACTGCTTCGCAAGATGCTGTAATAAATTTAGATTTTAGAGATTGTTTTTCTTTTGGTAATGGAGTAGAAAGTTTCAAAATAAAAGATCAATTAGCTGGAAGATCATTTCAGTTAGGTCAAAGAACTTTAGCTGTTTCTAATCAAGACTTTAAAGAAGCTGATAGATTTGAAGGTATTACTTATAGTGGTGTTTTTAGCAGTAATAGTGGAGTAAATAATTTAAATGAATTTAATTTAGGTTTAGCAAACTTCAAAGATTGTGAAACTTCATTTGGGCCAATACAAAAAATGCATGCTCGTGAAACAGATATTTTAGTTTTACAAGAAGACAGAATTACTTATGTATTAGCAAGTAAAAACTTAATTAGTGACAGTACTGGCGGAGGTGTTATCGCTTCAGTTCCTCAAATTTTAGGAACTCAAATAGCTCGTATTGAAGAGTATGGTATTAGTTATAATCCTGAAAGTTTTGTATCTCACGGATATGACATGTTTTTTACTGATGTAAAAAGAGGTGCTGTATTAAAATTAAGAGGTACAAGTAGAAATAATGATTCTTTAGAAGTAATATCTCAACAAGGAATGCGTTCTTGGTTTAGGGATGAATTTTATGAATCAGTTCAAACACAAAAATTAGGTGGCTTTGATCCTTACATGGATGAATATGTTTTAGCAATGAATTGCGATCAAATACCTTTACCTCCAGAAATTTCTCAGTGTGGTTATAAATTACAAAGAAATGGATTATTAGCTGGAGCATCAAATGCTATTGTTAGTGTTATAAATTATGGTGCATTAATAGGTACAGCTAATTTTAATTATAGTATTTCTTCTGGTTCAATAACAATTTCTGTATTATGGAATGGTGTTACAACAACAAGTACTACTTTAACTGGATCTGGAACATTTAGTTTTAATAAAACTTTAAATAGCCCTGCTAATGCAACAGTAACATTTACTGCGATTACAGCAGCATCTTTTGTAGTAACAGCTGACTGTGTCACTCCTACAGAAATAACAGTTGTAAAAATTGTTATGAACTCTCCAGAACAAAGTGGAGAATTTATTCATGTAGAATATCAGTGGGAAGATACTGCTAATATTAGTCCAGTAGATTCAGATTTAGCAGAGTTAGGTTCAAGTAATTTAGTAGCTTCAAGTTATGATGCTCAAACAGGAGTAAGATCTTTAGGAGTTTTCCCTTATGATGGTATAGATTTAACATTGCGTTCTAATAAAATAAATTTTGATACTTTTGATTGGGGTTATCCTAATGATAATTTTAAATATTTATCAAGCAATAATTTGTATGCCAATAACCAAGCAAATATAGCGTCATTATTAGCAGCGGCTACTACAGTATCAAACGGATCTGTAACTAACCCATCAGCTGGGTTATATCAAACAACAATAAATAATTTATCTTTACCAGTAGGTAATCAGTATTTATATTTAATATATGATTATAGATTAATTAGTTGTCAAGAGTTTTGTTATGACGCAAGTTCCTCTGCATCTGCGTGTTGTGATTGTGCATTTACGTATACATCATATTTAAGTAGTACTATGTTTTCCACACAATCAATTGTTTGTGGTCAACCATTAAATGTAACATACTATCATTCAGGAAGTAGTACGTTGCCAGTATATGGAGATTTTGTATATTCTGCATCAGATGGAGCTGTTGGAAGTAATTTAACAACAGGATTATATAAAATAAGTGCAACAAGTTATATAACAGTAAATCAATTTGGCTTAGTTACTGCGGTAACTACATGCCCATAAATAAATTAATAAATGGCAGCATTAGGAACATATTGTTTTGATGGATTAAATTTTTCACAGGCCTCGGCTTTGTATACGGACTCAACCCTAACTACACTTTCGCCAGATGGTTGGTATTCTCAATCAAACATTATAAGACAACAATTAAATGGTGTTTTATTAAATGCTCAACCATGTGGTACATGTTTAATTTCATGTGGTTCAGGTGTTGATGCATCTTTTAGTAGTAATGGTTTTTTTAACGCTGACATTGATTTAGCGAATGACACTGGTGCGGTTATTTTATATTTTTATATGGGTAGTTCTATCCCTGACGGTGTACTAACAACATATAATGGTAGTACATATAATAGACTTACTTGTGAAGGAAACCACAATACTTATACAATAGTTGATGGCTCTAACACTCAAGTTGATTATTCAGGAATTAACAATCAAGGCACTGGAAGAATTACTTATGTAGGTAATAGTAATACCTCTTTATTAAGTGACTCACCTTATAACACAACACCATCAGGTACTTGTACGTCTGGGGATAAACCTCAAAACTATACATATACTGGATCTTCATATGTAGCTCAAGGTACTTATGAAACAGTAACTGTGGCTTCAAACGAGATTGGAGTAAATCCAGGAGGAGCAAGTAGAGTTTTTACTATGGTTGTTCCTAAGACTTCTGCCAGTCCATCAACAATTAATTTGTTAATTGGCGCGCCTATGTGTGGAACATTTTTTAGATGGGAAGTAGATTGTCCAGTAGCTTTACCAAGCTTTACTGCCTCTGCGGCTCAAAGCACAACAGCTTGTGCGGCATCTACAACAACATACTATTTTGCAAGAAACGCAACAGGAACATCTAATGCGTTTGTAGTTGATACAAATACAACTCCAAATGTAGGTAACTGGGTTTTTTCAGACGCAAATGGTTCAACATATTTAAATGATACGTCTACTATACAGTATTACATAATAGCAAATACAACTGCAATCGGTGTAAGAAACGGTGTTGTTGTTTCGTCTGCTGCATGTTCTTCTTCAAATAGTTTAAGACTTACTGACTGTGTAACAAGTGACCCTTGGACAGCTACTAATACATACAATAATACAGTTGGAGAGGTTATACAATATAGAATTGGAAGCCCAGGTTCAGGAACAATATATTGTGGTACAGTAAGTCTTGTAAATCAATCAGGTGTTAATGACGCAACAATAGAGAACGGTAATGTGTATGGTTGTGGTGACACAGTGCATTGTACGCCTACAAGTAATAACACCTCGTTTTTCGCTACATCAGGAACTACTACTCTAAATGACGGAACGTGTGGTAATACAACAGGTACACTATTATATCATAACGGAACTGGAACTTTACCTCAAGTTGGGGATACAATTTATTCAGGATCAACTTCTGGATCATCAACGGTTACGTGGAGTAACTATAGAGGAATGGGTCCAGCTGACGTAGCAGATGGTGTTGTAACCACTGCAATAGTAAATGCATCAGGGGTTGTTCAAACTACATATAATTGTCCATAAAAATAAATAAATAAATATGTCTTTAAACTGCGAATCATATACATTATCATACAGCGAAACATCTAAAGGGTGGCCATCGTTTTACTCATTTGTTCCTGAATTTATGATAGGAATGAATAGTTATTTTTATAGTTTTAAGGGAGGTAATATATTTAGGCATAACACAGGAGCTGCACGTAATACATATTATGGTCAGTATAGTAATTCTACTATAACAAGTGTGTTTAACCCAGAGCCTACTTTAAGTATTAAGTTATTTAAAACATTATCATACGAAGCAACAACAACGGTAGTTGATAGCAATGAAGCAAGATGGGAGTGTACTCGACTACTTACAGATTTAACTGATGGTAACCCAGGGTCAATGTTGGAAACTTACTTTGAGGAAAAAGAAGGAGAGTGGTTTAGTTACCTTAGAACAAATGCTGGTACAGTAAACTGGAAACAACGTTCTGCAAATGGTGTAGGTGTATGTACAAATGTAACTGGACCTAACACTGCAACTGTAGTTACTTTCGCAACACCTATTGGTTCATTACTAAATATTGGAGATACAGCATACGCAGCAACTTTAAATGCTGGAGTTGCGACTACAGCACCTATTTTAATAGGAGAAATTATTGCAAAATCAAGCACAAGTATTACTGTAAATGCTTCTCCAGGAGGAAGTACAGTTCCAACGGTTGGACAGTTTATTATGTTTATAAAAAATGCGGTTGCAGAGTCTCATGGAGCGAGAGGATATTACTTAGAATTTAAGTTAGAGAACAACTCTACATCTCCAGTTGAACTGTTTGCCGTAGGAAGTAGTGTGATGAAAAGTTATCCATAGAATTTTGTTATCTTTGTTATTAAATTATATCTAATGGAATTTAATATACGTAGGCTTAACGAAAATGATTGGGATACATTGGTGTCTTGGTGGGATGAATGGCCAGGTTGGCAAAACCCTCCTAAAGACTTTTTACCAGAAAATGGTACAGGTGGTTTAATAGTAGAAAAAGATAATGTTCCTATTGTTGCAGGATTTATGTATTTCACAAATTCTGAAGGAGTTTTATTAGAGTGGATTGTGTCTAACCCATCTTATAAAGATGATGACAGACAGGATGCTATTGAGTTTTTAATTCTTACTTGTGAAGAATACATAAAAGCTAACGGTAAAAAATATATATTTAGTATTGGAAGAAACAAAAATTTAATTGAAACTCATAAAAAGTTAGGTTACCATGTGGATGAAAAAACATCTCATGAAATAATAAAAAAAATATAATATGGCATTATTTACATCAATAGCAGCTGGTGTAGGATTAGCAATTTCAGCAACATCAGCTGGAATGAGTTTTTCTCAAGCAGCAAAGCAAAAAAAAATAGCATCAAAAGCTAATAAAGCAACTGATAGATTAATGAAGGAGGCTGAAAGAAAAGCTGAAGTTGAGTTTATGCAAAAACTTAATGTTCCTTTAGATGCTTATGATAGACAAGAAGAGCGTAACATACAAAGTCAACAACAAAACATTGAGATGTTACAACAAGGTGACCCTCGTAATGTATTAGCTGGTTTAGGTTCTGTTGGAGCAGGAGCTACTAATTCAGCAGAACAAAACCGTATTGCTAAAGGAAAAGAATTATTTGCTTTACAACAAATGCAAGTTCAAGAGCAATCAGATATTAATCAAGACGTTAAAGACCTGAAGGTTGGTGCAGCTGCCGATCAAAGCATGAGATCAAGAGATGCTCAAGAAGCGTCAGCAGCAGCTATGCAACAAGGTGTTGCATCAGTTGGTCAAGTTGTTCAAGGAGCTGCAAGTTTAGTGCCTTTATTTTCTAAAAGCGGAGCAGATAGAGCAGCCTCTAAAATGGCAGATGGTATATTTGGAGAAGACGCTACTGCGGTTGCAGCTGGAAAACAGTCTAATTTATCTACAACATCAGTAAATCAACCAGGTACAACAGCTGAAGGGCAAAAACAATATGCAGATTACGTAGCAGCTGGAGATATGAAAAATGCAGCATTATTTGCTCCAACTTCAACAATACCTTTAGGTAGAAATCAAGTTATATCAAGATTGCAAGATGGAAGGTTTACGGATGATCAACTAAAAGCATATAGAAAGACTGGCGTATATGATCAATCTTTTTATGATATTTTAAATAGATAAACAACATGGCAGAAGAAACTTCAAGACCTTCAGGGGCTAATAAATATTCAGTTTACGCACAAAGAAGTGTAGATAGTACACAAGTTAATTGGAATGAAATATCAGGACAATTAGTTAAAGGCTTAGATACCATACGTGCTGAAAGGCAAGCTAAAAAAGATGAAATTGAAAAAGCTACTCAAGAGTCTATTGAACAACTTAGTCAAGTTCCTGAAACTGGTACACAAGAAGCAGCTTCTTTATTAATAAATGCAACATCCATGTCTGTTGAGGCTGTGAGGACTCAAAACAATTTAATGAAGCGTGGTTTAATTAGTCCTAAAGATAATATGCTTTTTATGCAACAGCAAAAAACTGGATATAAAAGTCTAAGTGCAGCTGTAAAGAATTGGGATGATTGGGCTGTTGAAGCTCGTACAAGACTTGAAGACCCAAATATATCGTCAGGTAATTTAGAGACTTTTACTAATTTACAAACAGAAGCTTTAGGTAACTTAAGAAACAAAAAATTGTGGACTAACCCTACTAACGGTAAGATGCAGTTAGTGACAATGGGTAAAAACTCAAAAACTGGACTGTATGATGTAATGCCAGATTACGAAGCTCGAAAGCAAGACTACCAAGATCCAAATCAGATAATGAATTTCATGAAGTATAAAAATGCTGGTGTTGATGTTAATGAGTTGGCAAAAAAACAAACAGCTAATATAGCTCAAATTGTAACAGCTAATCGTGAAAGACTAACGGCTCTTGGAGGAGGAGGTGGTATTAATTCTTTTGATGATTTTAGACAATTAGGAGAATTTGGCAAGGATGAAAATGGAGGTGCAATTACTTACGATATGTGGAAGACTGATAACATTGATGCTATGGTTGGTGATATTACAGATACATCAAATCTTAATGCAGCAGAGATGTTAACAAATGCTGGGTATGCTTTTGCTCAGACAGAAAGCCAGTTTTTAGCAGAGAATAAAGGTAAAGATATATCAAAATGGATTAAAGTTGATATGTCTACTGGGCAACCAGTTCCCGAAATGAAAGAAGCTCAAATGAAACAAGCGCGTAGACTTGCGGATGTTGCAATTGAAGCTCAAGTAAGTCACATTGTTAAATTGACTGAAGGAAAAGGCGCTAAAGAAGCACAACAGCCAAATTCAGCTACTTTAGCACAACAAAAAGACGATAGTAAACTTATTGCGTTTATGGATGGTGTTAACTCGTTAGTTTCAGATGACTCAAGTAAATTTGATGCAGAAGCTAATGATCGTATTGTTGCATTAAATAAAGACCAAACAGACCCAGCAAAAAGAATTGATAGTATTGTAAGAGACGATGATGAAATCCTTATAACTTATCAAGATGGTACAGTAGAACCAATAAATAGATTAGATGATAGTGGTAATCCTAAACCTGCAAGAGTAATTTCTCAAGAGCTATGGAGATACGTAACAGATCAAGGAGATGATTCATTTAAATATGCAGCGGATCTTTATGCAAAAGAGCCAGGAGGTGGATTTAGAAGTACTACAAGAACAGCGACAGCTGAAGAACAAACAAGCTTTTTAGCTAATAAAAGAGCTGTAGAAGCAGTAGGACCAGCTCCTACACTTCCAGAATTGCCTGGAACTCCAACTCCAACTCAGATTAATGAAAATGCAGATAAATTTGAAAAAGAATCAAAAGAATATGCTTTAAAATTAAAAGCAGAAATTGAAGCACAAGGTAAAAAAGTAAGCGCTAATGATTTAAAAGACATAGAACGACAGATTCTTAATGGTGGGGATGCAAGTAAATATGCATCGTTAGCTCCTTTTAAAGAAATAAAATCATCTTCTGAAGTTGATATGGTAATGGGAGAAACTATGGTTTCACCAATTGGATTTATGAAAGAGAAATTAGATGATTATTTAGGTAATTCAGATACTCAAAAACAAGTGCAAACTGCTTTTTCTGAAGTTTTCTCATATTTCTTACCTGATGAGTTTAAAAATGGTGCTAAATTAACATGGGACGATAGTAAAAATCAAGTAATTATAACCTATAGAGATAAAAACAATAATGAAACTACATTACCAGCTATTCAAATGAGTGATAGTATGGGTAGCAGGACTTCAACTTCAGCAGCAACTGAAATGATACGTAAAGCAGCAGTTGATGTTACGAATATAGAAAACAAAATTCGTCAATCAAGAAATAGAAAAGATACCAGAAAAAAAGCAAGAAAATTTAATGGATAAATTTACAGAGTTATATAGCTATTTAAAAGAAGAAGGGTTAACAGATTTATCTTCTGAAGAATTTAAAGATAAGTATGCGGCAGGAACTGCCAATAATACGGAATTATATTCTTATTTAAAAGATGAAGAGTTAACAGACTTAGATGCAGAAAAATTTAATGCTGTATATTTTCCTGCTTTAGAAAAAAAAAATCCAAACGAAAATTCTCAGCCAAATGTGGAGGAGGTTATTACGGATTCTACTACCGAAACTCCAGAGGTCGTAGATACTTCTGTGGATTCTACCATAGTTGAAACACCTTTAAGTGACAATACTGTAGTAGATGTAGAGCAAGAAGACACCATGGTTACCGAGTACCCTGCATACGATGGTCGTGAGCAAGGTAAAGAATTTGATGACCCTATTACTTACGATTCAACAGACTCACAATTTGATCAATCTTTGGCTTTTGTAACTAAAGATTTAGTAGACAGGAACGAAGAAGAGGTCGTTGATAGAATGAAGTATCATTTTGAAGATTACGGATTTGACTTTGAAGAAGGTGGTAGTGTGTTTGATGGAGTTGATGGTATGACTGTTACATCTAAAGATGACCCAACTAAAAGTATTAATGTAAATCTTGACCCATTTTTTAAAGATTTGTTTGGTGGTGAGTCAGGACCAGCACAAGAACTTAAAGAATTCTTAAAAGCCAACAGAAGAACTGACAGTAAAATGTCAGAACTAACAACTGGATACGATAGAAATAGAAAAAAATATTTTAGTCTTGAAGGAACAAAAGAGGATATAGCAGATGTTGAAAATACAGCTAAAGCCCTTAACACAAAATATAAAGTTTACTTAGACGCTCAGACTACACAAGAATCTGAAATGGATGTTTTGATGGGGCAGAGCCAAGAAATAAAAGCAACGCCTGAATGGCAAGTAAAATATCAAAATGCTTTAGCTAATGGAAAAAGATTACAGCAAACACGAAACGTATTAGGAGATAATTTTAAGGAATACAAAAAACTTAAAACATTAGTTGACTCATCTGTCGGAAATTATATCGACATGAAAGAATCAAGTGATAGTACATATCTTGGAGGGTTATATAATAATTTAGTTGGAACTGGTATTAGTGACAACCTTGCGGCTCTTTGGGGTGGTGTTGTTGATGGATATTACAAGGCAGTCCAGTCTGTAAACGAAGATTTTGGGATGACTCCTGAAGAAAAAAAAGATCGTTACATTGATATAGCAAGAGACCTTAAGTACCCAGTCCCTGAAAATATAGAGGATGAAGCTGTTTATAAAAAATGGTTAGATGGTTTGCAGGATCAAGGAATTGATGGTGAAGAAAAAGTAAAAGATGAAGATAGATTAAGAAATCTTTCTAAAGGTTTATTTTCTGAAGAAACTTTAGAACGACTTAAAGCTGATGGTTATGATTTAAGTAAACCAACACTAAACGGTAAGTTTTTTAATAAAAATCAATCTGGATTAAATAAGTTTTTAAACGGTCAATACATTGACCTTCCTGATTATGCATATGATAAAACAAGAGGTGAAAGATTAAAAAGATTAGTCTTAGACCAAGAGGTAAAGGAAAATAAAAACCCACAAAAAGATTCTATTAAAAAATACTTTAATGAGATGCTGTCCCTGGATGATGTATCTGATGAGAAGTTTGCAAAACAAAATAGAGATGGTATTATTGACATAGATACTCCGTTAGGAACAATTCCTGTAACTGAAGGGCTTACAGGTCTTTCTAAATCACTTCCGTCTGTATTGGTTTCATATTTATCAAGAGGTAAAATTGCTCCAGCTGTAGGCCTTGGAGCTGCTAAAAGAAATTTAATCGCAAGAGGTTTAGGGTTAACTACTAAAGGAGGGATAGCTCAAACTGTTTCGTTTTCATTATTACAGGCTGAAGCCATGAATGAAGAGATGAACAACGACCCTGACTTTAAGTATGTTACAGAGTCAGAAAGAAAAAATATTGTTATACCTACAGCTATTACAGTAGGTATATTAGAGCGTTTAGGTTTTAGACACTTAATAGGAAACAAGACTATAGTAACTGGTCTAATGAATACGGTAACTAATATGTTACCTAAAGGAGCAACCGCAGTTATGTTTAGAAATACTATGAACAAGGTTGTGCAAAACAGAATTGCTAAAGGTCTTTTGTCTAATAAAGCAGTTAAAGCTACGATGACGTTTACTAATCGAGTTGCAAGAGCAACAGCGGCAGAAGCTGAAACAGGTGGACTACAGCAATTTGCTGAAATGGGTTATAAAGATGTGTGGAATAACATGAACAATAAGGAAATGTTTGACCAAACTAAATTTGATTTATGGTCTTTAGAGTTTTGGAAAACTATTGGGCATGCAGCGGCAGCAGAAGCTGTTGGTGGTTTTGTTATGGGTGTACCTGGAGCTGTAATTAACGCAGCCAAGAGAGGAAGCGAAGAGCTTATATCTGATGATATGGTCGAGCTTTTTGATCAGATTGCTAATGATGGATTAACAAGAAAGGCTCATAAAACTCAATTAGACTTAGATGTAGCAGCAGGAACAAGAACTCAAAAAGATGTAGATCAAGAAATGTTAGACTTTGACACTTTAACAGGTGCATTAAAAGATCTTCCATCTGATATGGATTCAAATTCAAGAAAGAAAGGATTAATTTTAATTTTTGAGCAGCAAAAGTTAGAAGCTGAAATGGCTAAAATGAATAAGAATTTAAATTCTTATAAGACAAAAGAGGCAAGAGTAGAAGAAATAAAAGAATCAATTGGTCAGTTAGGTACTGATCAAGCTCAAGCTAATACTAATTTAAAAAATGAAACTGAAGGAATTCAAGAATCTGTTTTAGTTACAGAAGAAGATGCCACAAAATCTTTACAAGATAAGGGGGTGCAAAACCCTACAGTTGAACAAATAAAAACCGAACAAGATGCCTTACAAAAGCAAAGCACAGAGAGCCTGGATGCACAAGAATCTACCACAAGTAGCGAAACGATGGGACAAAGCATATCCAACGAGCAGTCTACCAACGAGGGTGACACCAGCAATAAAACCAAAGAAAAAACGAAGTCCGAAAAGAAAGTAAGTGAAGATGATCAAAATGATATTGATGACTTTTTTGGAGATACAGTTTTAGATGAGGTAGAAACAACTTCAGATAATTTATCTATAAACCGTAAACAAAAAGAAGGAAGCACTGAAATTGAAAACACATCTCTGGCAGCTGCTGTTGTTAACAAAGCTAAAAAAGCAGCACGTGCAATTAAAAAACTCGCTCCTAATGTAAAAATTGTATTACATGATACTCAAGCTGAGTATGAGAAATATGGGACAAAAAATAGCAGAGGGTACTACAATCCTAATAGTAAGGTTATACATATTAATTTAACTAAAGCTAAAGGTAATACAGTGGCACACGAAGTTTTTCATGCGGTGTTTTTAGAGAAAATATCAGGTGGAGACATTCAAGCTAAATTAGCTGCTAAAAAATTAATAACAGCTGTAAGAAAAACTTTACCAGCTGACTCTATGTTAGCTAAACGAATAGATAAGTTTGCTCAAAATTATGATGAGAATTTTAAAGATGAAGAATATTTAGCTGAATTATTTTCGTTAATGTCTAATGAATATAAAACATTAAAGAAACCAGCTAAAAACAAAATAATTGAATTTATAAGATCAATGGCTGCAAAGGTAGGTATTGAAATACCTGGTGGATTTGGTAAAACAGATGAGTCTGTTATTGATTTTCTTAATACATTTTCTCAAAAAGTTAGAACTGGTACTGAAATAACAGAAGGCGATGTAGATGTTTTAAATAAAATTGACAAAGAATTAGATGTAGAGCAAGAACAAGGTGATTCTGGGCAAGTTGGTACTTTTACTTTTGAAGGTAGAGAATCAAAAGCTCCAGACATAAACACTGACACCAGACCTTATGCAAAAAATATTATTCAGAAAGACTTGACATCATATAAAGGACAAAACTTTGTGACTAACATGTATGACTTTACAAATGCTGGACCAACTGATATAGGTGCTGGTATTGTATTAGACTTATATGGAGGTAAAAATTATGTTGCTGACATGATGGAAAAAATAGGAGCTAAATTAGGAGAAGTTTCTAATCTTGCTGCTTTTAATAGTAAAGAAAATGCTGAAGGATTTATTAAAAATTCTATTGATGGTGATGCGAATTTATTTGCTCCACACGTAGGAACTAAAGAAGGTTCGTGGCAGTTTCAACAAAATATTTTTGCTCAATTAACTGAAAAATTATTAGATAACAATATTATAACCAATAAAGAATTAATTGAAAGTTTTAATAGTGGTTTAACCAGTAAGGATGGCAAATCTGCTTTAAAGACATTTACTGAAGCATATTCAAAAGCACAATCAAAAGAAGGAAGTAACCTTCCTAAATTAAAAAACACAAACAACTTAAATGATTTTATAGAAAATCCTAAAAAATTAGTTGAACTGTTAGATATTGATAATAATTATTCACCAGATTTAAGAAAAATATTAAACGATAAAATAGCTGCTAATGATAAAGTCAAGAACGCTTTAGGTGTTAAAAATAAAATTCAATTTGCTGAAAAATTAGAAGACCCTATGAATGTAGGTAGTAAAGCTTTTGATTTAATTGGTGTTATAGAGTTTGATAATACTACTTTTGAAGCACCTTCAAGACCAAAAAAGGGAGATGCTGATTATCATCCTTCTTTTGCATGGACAGTAAGAGCAAAAATAAAAGCAATTGTTCAACCTACAACGTTTTATCAAAGTACTGAAGCTACTGATTCCTATACTAAGTTTAATAAAGATGAGGTAGTTGTTTCTACAAAAACTGATGTTAAAGATTCAAAAGGAAATTCATTAGAAAAGTTATATAAAATAGCTCTTAAGGACACCAGAAAATACAGAACAAACAAACAAGGTAAAAAAGTAATAGCATCAGGTAAAGCTCCATTCTCTGGTACATTTGAAGATTTTCAGAAAAGTAAGTTTAAAAGTTCAAACGTAGCAAGTAGTGCAGGATCAGGCCCTAAAGTAGCTACTGTAAAATCAGAAATAAGAGAAGGTAGGGAGCAGTCTACTGAACAACAAGTAAAAGATCAAACTGGAATGCCAGCAAGTGGTTACTACAGCGCTCAAGCGATGGTCTCCGATATACAAAGACAGTTTAATAGAATTGGTCCAGGATACACAGCTAAAAGAGCCAAGTTAGGAGCTTATGGTGGCGGTGGCGGTGTTTATGTAAATGGTCCTAAAGGGAGAGTTAAAAACCCTACTCGAACAGGCCGTCAACAAGTAATGGATAATGAAAATGATTTATTAAGAGTCATTGTAGCTGGTAGACAAGAAGGTGGCTTTACAGATGCTGCAATATTAGATTATTTAAAACGAAGAAAAAGAAAAGTTGATGGTAAAACCGTTGCTGCTTATAATATTAAAGAAATAAGAGGTGCGTTTAAAGTTTTAGAAAGTGAAGCTTTTGACTCTTACATGTTTAGAGAGTATCCTAAAAGTTTTAACGACATAAAAGGTGGTTTCTTAGCTGGTCTTAAATTAATGAAACAGGTTGACAATTACTATAAAAAATTAGTTCAAGACAATAATTTAATAAAAGACAGGATAAAGAAAAATAAAAAAACAAAACAAATTCCTTTATCAGACGAGCAACTTAATTTAAAAGTTTTAGATTTTTTCATGGACCAGGCTGGTTATAAAAGCGCAGGTGTTAAAGGTAAAAGACAAACATCTCAGCAACTCGCAATGGAACGTGATATGTTAGAAATACTTCTTCCAGACCCTTTAAAAGCTAATCCACAGCGTATTGCTGCTATAAATAAAAGAATTAAAAACATCAAATTTGACGAGAAAAATTTAAAAGGAGTTCAGAGAGCATTACGAAATTATATTCGTATGGTTCTTCCAAGAGACTTGTACACTAAAAAAGAAATCACTGATTTAATAGATAAAATAAACAGAGTTGATGCTACTAATTTTGACTCAATTAAAGATGAGGTTTTTAAAATAGTAACAATAAAAACTAATACTCGTCTTCAGAATATTCTTTTTGAAATACTTAAAAAAGATTACACTGTAGTTCAAAGTGGTAGGTTTAAAGGTGTTAAAATAGATAACAAAACACGTAAAAAACTAAACCGTATAAATAAATTAATAGTTAATCCAGAGGCAACTGAAAAAGAAATAACCAAAGCAAATAGTAAATTATTAGATAAATTTAATAAAATTGCAAAAGAAGAGGTTGAAGGTGAAAAAGGTGGAGATGTTGTTACAATTAATAAGAAAGATTTTTCTGAAAATGACTTAGAAGCAATGGCTGAAATTACTTTAGCTATGCAGATAAATACTTCATTTACTCAAGAAATGAATGACCCTGGAAAAACTACTCAATTAAACTCAGTAGTAAGTAGTCTTAATCAAATTGAAACTACTGGTAAAGCAAATCTTGAATACCAGTTATTACAGGATGCAATTAAATACAGAGAAAATGACAGAGCTGTATATAAAGACATGACAGGTGTTGATTTAGATGCTAAACAATCTCTCATTGATCAAGGAATTCCTGAAAATGAAATAACGGAATACATGATTAATAAAGAGTTTCGTGAAATGAGTAAAGATATTGCTCTTGATGCTAAAGAAGGTGGAGGTTTAAAAGTAAAGGGTGTTATAAAAAGATTTAGAGGTTCTATAAACAGTGTACTGTTATCTATTGAGCAGGGTGTTTTTGGTACGGCAGAAGATATGACTGGATTAATTGATAGAATCTCAAATCAGCCAGGAGAAATATTTGAAGGAGCCACTCAAGATATAACTCAGAAAGAAATACGTAAAGCTTCAAGAATGTTTAAAGGAAGAATGCTTAACCAACAATTAATTTTTTCTGAAAAAATGACTGAGTTGTTTGGTAAAAGATGGACAGCAAAAAATAGAAAAAATGCACAAGAAAGTGAAACTATTGTTCGTAGTGTAGTAAAAGCAGAAATGTTACAAAACCAGTTAAATGAGATTAAAAAAACTATTACTAAAAAAAATAAATCAGAAGTAGCTGCTAAAGTAAAAGAGATAGAAAAGAAAATAGGAGAGAACACTATAAGTATTAGCCAGAACCAATTACTTTATTATTATTCTCAAATGCAAGATCCTTCGTTAAATCAAAGTATGATTAATACTTTTGATGCTACACGATTAGGAAATGAGACTTTTGAGAATGAATTTAATAGTCGTATAAAACAAGAGATTGCTGATAAATTAGATGACAAATTAATTCAATTGTCAGAATGGATGATAGGAGAATATTATCCAGAATCATACGATCATTATAATAATACTTACAAAGAAGTGTATAGAACAGATATGCCATGGAATCAATTCTATGCTGGTAGAGTTTATAGACAAAACGAAAATGAAGCTGAAGGATTAGATTTATTAGCAGATAGTCAGTCATGGATAACAAATGTTGGTGCTGCCAGTACTAAAGCAAGGAAAGCAAACACTAATCCAATAAATAAATCAGATGGTATAGATGCATTGTTGAATTATACCAAAGACATGGAGTATTTTGCTGCGTATGCAGTTCCAATTAGAAATATTAATAAAATATTTCAGTCACCATTAATTAAAGAAACTATTAAGGATAAGTATGGACCACAAATATGGAAGTATATTAATGATTCTATTACAAAAATTGCCAATAAAGGAATACAGGCTCAAAACGAAACTAAAATAATAAATACGTTTAATAATACTTTTTTATTATCTCGATTAGGTTTAAATCCAACACTTATTTTAAAGCAGATGACTTCATTTATTACCTATGGTAATGACATTGGTTATTTAAATTGGGTTAAAAACGCAGCTATGAGTACTGTTAAAGCACGTACTTTAGTTAAAGAAGTTTTAGATAATTCAGTAGTCCTGCAAGATAGATACGGCAAAAGCATTACAAGAGCTGTAGAAAATTATACCGATGATAAGTTTGAGAGAATGAATGGTGGGTTGCTTGAAAAATTTGGGTTAACTAACACTAAGCAAGATCAAATTAGTAAAATACTAATGTGGACTACAATGGCTGGTGATAAAGGAGCTATTTTAGTTGGGGGTGTTCCTAATTATTTATATTATAAAAATAAATTTAAGAAGAAAAACCCTAACGCTACAGAACAAGAAGCAATCGATCATGCTATTATAAAATTTGAAGCTGACACGTTAAGAACTCAGCAGTCATATGATTTACAGGACAAAGATTTCTTACAAACTAAAGGAGCTTTTGTTAGAGCCTTTAATATGTTCCTAACAACTCCAAAACAATATTTCCGTAGAGAGATTATTGCAGCGAGAAACATGTATAGAATTATTAAGAGTGGTGGTAAATCAGGTAAAGGAGTTGTAAAAGATAATGGAGAATTAGATTACTGGAGAAGTTTAGGTAAGTCTGCAAGAAGTTTAGCAGTGTACCACGTGGTTATGCCAGTTATTTTTCAGTGGGTATCTCAAGGTCTTCCAGGACTTTTAAGAGGCTCTGATGATGAAGACAAAGCAGAACTTGCAAGAGCTGCAATTATGGGTAACTTAAATGCTTTATTTATTATTGGTAAAGTTATAGAATCAGGTTTTGAAGCTGCGGCTGGTAAACCATGGGTAGGCACACCATCTACAATACCAGTCTTAGGGCAAACTGCTTTATTAGCTAAATTATATGCTGATATCGGTAAAATTAAAGATCCAATTAAAAGAGAAGAAAAGGTTAATAAATTTATGGCCGAAGCAATTTCATTAACTGGTATACCAGCTGGACAGCTTCGTAAAATGATGAAGAACTTTAGCACAATTGGTGACTCAAAAAATTTAGGGGAATTTATTTTAAAAGTATTTAATTTCTCTGAATACGCTCAAGGTAAAAAAGGAGGAAAAAAATCCAGAGGTTTGTTTGATTTAACACAGCGAGAATTAAAAAAATATAAACCAGAATTGTATAAAAAACAACAAGAGCTTAAAGAAAGAATGCCTAAACAAAGAGACCTTCAAAAAGAAGTCAAAGCAAAAATTAGAGAAAAATTACTCGATCAAATATATAAGTAAAATGTATGGCATTTGATGAACACCTTTGCATGTTGCAAAGCTATAGAATTTTAACTGGGAAAGACTCTTTCAACACACTGCTGGAAGAGTTTGAACAAGTGGAATTAGTGTTCGACCCTACACGTAAAGTTATTGTCATGGATTATGATGCTTACGATTTAGTAAGGTACTATTTTGAAGCCAGAGAAGATTATGAAAAGTGTGCCGAAATACATTGGGCTAAGTGTAAGGCTAAAAATTTTTAGAATAATTCCTACGTTCTGCTTCTAATTTGTAATATAAGAAAGCTTGAAAACCATTAACATGCGAGTCTGTTGGAAAAAAATACTTCCAACCTTTTGACCTTCCTTTATTAATGTAATAGAAAAAAGCAACAGCAACTTTACCACCAGTTTTTGCAAAATTTACACAGGCCGTATGGTCTGAAGTTGGTATAATTTCTTCAACAGAGAATGTTTCATTATTTACATTGCCAACCCTTTCATTATTAGAATACCTTTCAGCGATTGTATTACAGAAGTCTTGTAATTCTGTTGCGATTCCTTTATTCATAACCTTTGTTGTAGTTTTTGTATTTTTAATAAAATTTTAGAAGATTGAGGTAACTTTTTAAGTCTTAGTATTTCTTTAATAACTGAGGGCTTATCATCTATTTTAGATTTCATCTGACAAAGATTTAATTAATTCATTCATTGTATGTACAATATTCTTTGCATTTTTTTTAGCTGCTTCATGATCTCTTTCCATTAAATCTTCGTAAAGATTGTCTGTCAACGAATGCAAGTTATTAGTTACATAATTTATATGAGTAATAGCTTGAATATCATCAGCAGAAACAGGGTTAGGCATTAGTCTAAAGAATTAAGTATTTGTTTACCGATAGCTGCGTCAATTTTGCCAATAGCTTTGTACAGTTTTTTTGATTTTGATTTTGTAATCTGTCTTTCTGTTTGTGTAGATTCTTTACCCAAGTTTGTGTAAAGAGTGCAGTCTATAAATAATAATGTGTCAATTTTTTTATTATCTGACCAAGTTTTAAAGTTTAAAATCTTGTCTATGTCTTCTACGTTATAATCCATTTAGAAATGTATTTACTTTTCTTTCAAAAGCTGAAAACCTGTCACCTGTTCTATGTTCAATATCCGCAACCAACTTATAGAACCTTTCGTACTTACCAGTGTAGTGTTTTATTTGCGTTTTTAAGGTGCTTACTTCCAAATTTAAGTTTTTATTTTGGTTTACGAGGAACTTTATCCTATTTTTTAAATCAGAGTCCAGTATCGGAACATAGTTTTCAACATTTTCAAGCCAATTATTGATGATATTATTGTATGTATATTGTAGGTCATGATCATATTTCATGAGGTACGGAAGCTGGTTTAGACTGTGTAACACTGTAGCATGGTTTTTGTTGAAAACTTTTGCAATATCAGTTAGGCTCATTCGTAAATGTTTTCGTAAAATATCGTATACAACTGCACGACCAAATACATACTCTCGTTTTCTTGAATCAGCTCGTGGGTCAATACCTGTCTCTTCAATTACATTAAATATTATAGCTTCTATTGTTTGTTCTTTTGGTGATAAATTCATTTTATGTAAGATTTTAAATTTATTAGGTCTAAATATTCATCGACTTCTATAAGGTGAAAGTCTGTTAGTTTTAAAAATTTTCTTGGCAATCTAAGTATTTCTATAGCAAAATATACTGGCTTTCCTCTATGAATTACAAACCCTCCGACCACGTATGTTGTTAATTTATTTATTGGATAATCTTTTACGTTGGAATCAATGTAATCTGATATTAATATTTTAAGCGTTATATCTTCTAATTCAGAAATAGAGTCTATAAAATCATCCTCCACTTCATACCCTCTATCCTTTATATACTTCGGTTTTAAACCCATACTTCTCTAATTCTTTTAATCTGTATTTTTGTAATTCAGATAACACTCCTTTTGGTTTTTTTATTTCTGAAAATAAAACATCACATCCACGAGGCAAAGCAAGTAAGTCTGGTATACCATTCTTATTTGTAAGCTTTAGTTTTATAACATAGTAACCCTCTGCTTCAAGTTCTTTTATCCTTTTGTTTTGTATTTGTTGCTCTGTCATAAAGTTAATAAATCTCTTTTAAAATGTCTTAAGGTATAATCTTTTTTCTTTGTAACTGCCTTGTATATGTCAGCTTCAATTCCTCCACGAGAAAATATCCAGTACACATCACTCTCTAACCTTTCCTTGGTTGTCATACGATCTCTGGACTGCCAGTAGCTGGTGGCTGAAAAATCTATATTGTAATAAACAAGTGCGTCAGCTTTACGTAAACTAATTCCTTCTCTACCACTGACAATTTGCAAAGCTATGGTTTTATTAGTTTCATTAAACGTACTTAAATCTGTACATAAATCATCTCCATAAACTTCTTTTAATGCGTTAAGCTCTTCCTTGAACTTATAAAATATTCCAATTTTTGCATCAGCAAAATTATCATGAATGAATTGAGCTTTACTTAAATCTAAAATCATAGAGTTTCCAGACTCAAATTTTACAGTCCCTGAATACATTTGATGGAGTTTCATCATTAGCTTTACTGGTGTATCTGCCAATATTACATCATCATTACCTTCAATAACTAAATGTTTTTTTAACTTATTTGCTAATTGATATGTCATTGGACTCATTTCTACCTCCAACACATGCTCCCTTGTTTTTACTTTAAACCCAGCTTCTTTCTGAGTGTAAGAGATTGTGTGTGGTTTCATTTCATCAATAATAATATCCAAACCATGACTGTAATCATTAATTAGAAAACTGTTTATTTTTCTCTGCTTGATGTTTACGTATTTTTTAGCAAACTTATAGAAAGTTTTATACTCACTAAAAGGATGGTTAAGCATTACAGAAACCTGATGGTACATTTGACTGTAAGATTCTGGTGTAGGAGTACCAGATAAAAATATAACAAATGGATTGTTTTCTAAGATCAAAGAACGTACTTGAGTGGATCGTTTGTTTCTTTTCGGAAAAGCACCCATTCCATGAGCTTCATCACATATTACCATGTCCCAACCAGTTTGGTCTATTTTATGTAAAGACTCGTAATTTATTACAGTAATGCTGTAGGATGGATTAAGGAGCTTGTAATCATCCTCAATACTGCTTATAGCTTTTTTCTTGGTAATAAATAAAAGGTTAGATACTGGCAAAAGCGCACTTACACCCAAGCTCGTGAGAGTTTTACCAGTCCTTACCTCCATTGCAAGATAAACAAATTTATCTTTTTGTAACAGAGGTTTGGCCTTATTCATTACTTCTAATTGATAGTTTCTGAATTCCATATTAAAAATCAAAGTTACCGTTAGTTTCTAACTCATGCTTTGTTCTAAAACGCAACCATCTACCAACAGAATCTCTATCAGCTTCAGGCTTACAGTCATACTTAAACATTGAGTATGCTTCAAGCCACTTATTAAATTTAGTTCGTGAAACTGTCATTTTTGATTTAGGTGCAAAATCAGGATTGTCATCAACAAAATCCAAGTATAAATCATTTTTATAAACCTTGTAGCCTTTAGCTAACTTATCATTAATGTTATTAGTTCCAATCAATCCACACCACTCTAAAAACTCGTGGCATGTAGCAGCAGATAGCTGTCTGATTTTTAAGTTTACAAACTTAGACTTAACAAGTCCATGCATCATATATTCTTGTAAGCAACCAATCATGTAGTTGTCAAACTCACACCACTCATCATCATCCCACTCTCCAAACATCAGCTTTCCAAACTCCTTTAATGGTGTTACATCTTTAGTGTAGTACTGAGCTAATTCCAGCTCCCACTTTCTTCTTGCAAAAGAAGAACCTTGCCCTTTGATAGCATAGTTCGTAGTTATAGCAATTTTTGGAGATTTGCTGAATGGAATTTTAATAGCATCTTTATTCTTTTTTTCTAAAACTAATCCCTCTGTTATAACACTAAAAAGTCTTTCAAAATCAAAATGTTTTTTAACATCATCAAAACACAAAACCTGCGTGTCTACGCTTACGGTTTGATAAGCAAAACTTTTCTCAAAATTAAACGACTTACCATCTATAAATACTAACTTCTTCATGTGGCTCAAAGCGTTCATAAACAATCCCTTCCCTGTCCCCCCTTCAGGGTTGTCTGATATAACCTCGTCATTTAAAATAACGGCTGGACAGTAGGAAAGATTCTTCCACTGGTGTAACAAGTATCCTATTGTAGACTTCATAGATTTAATTCTGCTATCGTCCTGACCACATATGTTAGTTATAAACTGTTGGTAGTCACATCCATCTCCTTCACACAACTGGAAGTTACGGTCAATTACATGATCGTTCCAAACGTACCCACCTAAGTCCAAATAATCAATCTTTGTTATTGAATCATGCTTAACTTTTACAGCTCCGTTTTTGTAGTAAAGGTATGCTGTGTCTTTGTTGTCTTCAATAAAGTAAACATCTATGGAATTTAATAAAGTCAGGAACTCCTCTCTAAAATAACGAGTATGCTCTGCAAAATAATTATATACTGACAGGTCATCAACCTCCAGCAAATAATTTAAAATAAAATCTTTAATCTCTTTCTCTGAAGTATGGTCTATAAGATTATTTGTAACTTTAACAAACACGTAGTTTTTACTACCTTCAGGATT